GAAATCCTCAATCATTCTAAGTTGATTAAGTGCCTTAATTGCTTTATGGAGGTATGATAAACAAGTACCCTTATTCCTATCAAATAAACCAGAGGTTACATAAGTGATAGAATCTTTAGCAATTTTAATTGAAGTTTTATCGTTTCCTCTTCCACCACCAGCAGCAAACATCGTTGTTGGATAATTTGGCTTAGGAGTATAAACATAATACTCATCAATTTCTGGATATATTGCCTTCTTCATGTCAGATGGACCTTGTGGTCCATTCATCATTTCATTACCTTTTTGTTTTCTTTCTTTTCTTACAAACTTAATCTTCATGGGATTGATATATCTTATCTCTTTAATCCCATCTTCTGGTTTCTTAACGTCAATTACTTTTAAGTAATAAAGTCTTCCGTCAACATACCAATTTCTAAAAACTTCATGTGCTTTTTTATCAAAGTCCATCATTTCTTTGATGCCTTTGAATTCTTCTCTAATTTTTTCTTTTACTTTATCGCTTGCATTAACATTTGATAATTCTATTTCAATTGGAGAATCATATAAATCACTAACTAAAGCTTCATTAACAACATCTTCAATCGCAGAATCCGCTTCTGGATGAACTGCCATTTCTCTATAACGACGCATTAAATCATATTCAGTTTTATAAACACCTTCGATGTCTACGTACTGACCATAAAATCCACTAGAAATATAATTATCAACCCCGTCCTCGTTTGAAGGAGGAACGGGGGATAGTAATGAAGTTGATTTTTTCTCCTTATCTATGGAGAATCCAAAAAGCTTAGGCATAGTATATAAGTTTTCCTACTATTATAACATATTTATTAGGAAATGCTCTCGCCTCCTGCATTAGCACCAACACCCTTGATAGATTCCCAGTAAAGAACTTGTAGTTCTACTGTAAATTCTTCAACAGTATCAATGGTTTCGTAAGAAAGATCCATCTGACTTATGTTAGTTGGGAAGATGTCAAAGAACTTATAAGTTCTAAGAGTAGACCCATCACGATCTAACTGATGAACAAATGCATCTTCCTGATATTCTGCAGGATCATTAAACCCTGTTGCATCAGATAATTTATTAATGACATTCATCCACTTTTCAAAAGCAGAACGAATTGCAAAGTCAGTGTCATTAATAACTGTAATTGTCCAAGTATCAAAGGTTCTATCACCAGCAATCTTTAAAATCCTTCCTCTAAAGTTAATATCAATTGGTGTGATATTAGAAGCAGGAAGTGCTGCTGCTTTAACTAAGAATCTTGACTTATCCTTTACATCATTATCGACTGATATTGATTCAGGAAAAGCAAGTTCTACCTCAAATAGATTCGGCCTTGCACCGCCACCTGTCAACTTACTCTTGAAGTCGGTAATCTTCCTTAATGGTGGTCTATTAAATTGTGTTGCCATAGCTTTTTATACCTTATGTGTATGAGATAGATTATACAGAACCAATTACTTCTTCAAACGAGACACCAGTTCTGGTGGCAACGAATGTTAGACCGATAAAGTTAATCGTTCTAGCTGGTTTGACGAAGATGTCAGCAACAAACTCATTATTATCTATAATAGCAGCAGTGTTATTCGTCTCATCGCAAATAACTCTGAAGTCATAAATTCCTCTCTTTGCTTGAACATCACGCATGAATGGTTCAACAATATTCACAAAGTTTGTTCTTGTGATTTCATCGTTGAATTCAAACATCTGATCTCTTGCAGCAGCAGAGATTGCATTTTCAAGGTAAATAAACAATCTACGAACGTTTATCCTATCAAATGCAGATGCTTTTGCAAATGCAGTCTTATCACCGAATAGTGTTATTCCACCACCAGGTGTGAAGATTATTGGATTAACTCTATTAGAATAAAGTTTATCTCTCTGAAGTTGAGAAGGATTGTATGCAAGTTTAACTGCATTCAAAACTCCACCTCTTGAAGTACCAGCAGGTGAGAACCAAGGGAAGTTGTTAATGTCATTTCTTGCACAAGTTCCAGCGATGTCTCCATTTAATGGAACATATCTGAATGTGTCAGAGAAACGATCATACATGTACTTGTATCCACTATCAAGTACTGCATAAGATGAAGAAGTTACAGGTGAATAGAATTCAATTATCTTATCAGTAATTTCTGCATCAGAATTAACAACAACTGTTCCAGCACTTGCATCAGATAGGAATGCTCCTCTGTATGGTGAGATGAATGCTACAGCATCTTTTCTCAATTCGGCAACAGCGATTAACTTATTAGCGAGTGCCTGTGCTGTATAGATGTCATGATTGGCAGAACCCATAAGTAAGAAGTCTGCTGAATAAGTATCCTTATTCTCAAATAATTCATATCCAGATGAAAGACCAGCTAAAGTAACTGTTAATGCACCAGAATTACCAATACCAACTGCACCACCGTAATCTGCTCCACCTGATAAGGTTGAAGTTACATTTCCAGCAGCATCAAAGAATCCGTTAGTATTTTGATCAACTGATTGATCCCATGATCCATCATTATCAAGAGTAAATCCACTGCTGTATCCAGTAGTTGTAAGACCTAATTGTCCAGAACCACCAGCAAAAATAACATCAGACTGATTAGCAATGAACTTTCTCCAGTAGGAAGGTGATCCTATTGAATACTCAGCATCTGTTAGTTTAGATAAACCTACATGCTTTTCAAGAAGTGTTCCTGCATTTCCAGTAATTGTTCCTTTGTCGTCATATACAACAACATGTACTTCATCAAATCTTATTCCTCTAGCATCAGCAAAAGTAGAAGTTGATGGACGATCAGCAATTTGATCCCATTGAACATTTGAATTACTTAAAGTAATGGTTTGTGCTCCAAACCAATCTTCTCTTCCAGTATAACTTGTAGAAGCATATGCAACTGCTTGTCCTGCAGTATGAATACCAATACTACCAGTTGCAGTAAACGCATAAACACCTGATGGTGTGTAATCAACGTTTGTTGAAACTCCAGCAGAATTTACATGTTCTAAAACTTTAACACCAACCTTACCAGTTGTAGTGTTTACTTCAGTAACAATACCTTTTAAATAACCTGTAGCAGCTGAGGTTGATCCAGCACCAGAGATGACTCTTCCAGTCATGTCTTGTGTTACACCGTAACCAACAGCAATTGCAGTAGCACCTTGAGGGGAAGCTGCATCTACACCAGATAATGTCTGGTCAACTTTTGCGTCAATTATTGCGACTTTAACACCATTAGACCATGTTCCTGGATTTCTAGCAACAATAGTTTTGTCTGCTATAGATGATCCATCATACCCAAGATCATTATAGTGATCTAAACTTTTAATTTTAATACTTGATGCTGATCCAACTTTACCGTTGGCAAAACTAGCATCATCTGCTCTTACAACACTTAGTGATCCACCATAAGCAAGGAATGAAGAAGCCACCATCCAGTGTTCAAAATGCTTATCTGTGGAATATGGTTCTCCGAAATTGTCTAATAGATCTTGCTCACTCTCAACAATTGTTGGTTCATTGACTGGTCCTTTGGCAAAAGGGGCAACTATTGCACCTCTTTTTTCAGACGCAGTATCAACCCGACCAATTGTTAGGTCAACCTCTCTAACTACAATTCCAGGAGATGCTAAATTTAGTGGCATCTTTTCCTCTCCGAATCTCAGATTATTCTAAAAATATTTATTAAAATATTCTTTTTCATGTAGTCTACATGTAGTCCCACATATAAGATCGGTCTCCATATTCATCAGTATGCCACCTATCTCCATTGCCATCAACGAAACTTTCTTCATCATTAACACCGTCTAAAACAAATCCAAATGGTGCCATATCTTGTTCTATCTCATTTCTCCTTTCTTCATAAATTCTCTTTCTGACATCATTGTCAGTCATTTCTTTGAAATAATCTTGTGCTACTACCCATGCAAATAAAACGAGACACATTGCAAGATCATCATTACATCCTTCTTCTGCCTCAAATGAATTATGTTTTTGAATAAAAGTAGTAAGTTCTGATATTATCTCATAGTCTTTAAACGTGATCTTATCATCTTCTATTAAAGTTTTTAAATTACTACAACCTAACTTTTTAACTGCTGCTGTAGTTCTAACTCCAAGCTGAGATTTCTTACCACTAAATCCAGACCCAACTATCTGCCCATTACGTCCTCTCATAGAACACATAAGAATATTTTCATATTCAAGATCAAATTGAAGTATACTTGCTACTTGATCTCCTATATCATTAACTTCTATTAATAAATTTGCTTCATTATATGCTCTTGCGACATCATATATGATGTTGGGAAATATCATTGGTTTAATTTCATTATCTTTATATTTTGCTACAACTCTATATGGAAACTCTGTAATATCAAAAACCACAAATGCAGAATAATCATTACCTAACCCTCTGGCAACATCAACTGTCATTAAATAATTATGATCTTTTATAGGATCTTCGTGAATGTCAAGACCAGCATTTCTCTTTATTGGTTCTTCATATACAAGAGTCCTAAGTTTACTAGGAGCAATAAGAGTATCAACAGATCCTAAAAACTCACACTCAAACTCAATTTTAAATTGTTGATCTGAGGTATTTGCAATAGTTTGTCTTTTCCATTCAGCATCTCTACCAGGAACTTGAGACCAATGTACATCAGTAGGAACATATTCATTCTTACCTTTTTCTGCATCGTGCCAATACCTATAAAAATGGTTCATCCCGTGAGGGGTAGAAACCATTATGACTTTGGTTGTTTTACCAT